ATGGTTGGCGTGTCCATGCCCTGTGTTTCTGGCTCCGATATGCCTTGATACATAGATAAGATTCTCACCTGACTCTAAGAAATTATTGTCCTTGATCTTATGTGCAAGCTGATGGGCTCCTGTCCGTACAGCCAGCTTAACTCCTGTATCAAGCTGCTTACTCCTGCCGCTCTTATAATCAATGGAGCGCAGACCGCTCTGTGACATATTGTGAATTACATCATGAATTATCTCTTCCTTGGAATATGCCCCGCTGGTAATTTTGATCAGTGCCCTGTCCAGTTCCCTCTTATATGCATTCTCTATACTTTCAAATCCGTATATACCTTTGAAGCCTGTCGTTCTTGTCAGATTCTCCAGTTCCCCTGCTGTCTGTTTGTCAATGGCACTTACCAGCTTTGGCAAAAATGAGTCATCTGTCAGAATTTTCCCCTGTTGTTTCCACGTTCTCAGATCGTCCAGATAACTAAGATCACCCACATCTGCAAATATCTCATCTCCAGCCTTTACGGCCTGCTTTGATATTTCTCTGAGGCTCTTCTTTACCTGCTTTTGATACTCCAGCGTATTCTTGGCTACCTGCTTTCTAAATTCAGGGTCTGCCCTCAGTATCTTCATTGCTTCCTTACGGATTCGTGCAGGGCTATAGCCCAGCTCATATAATGCCTGGGCTTTTATCTCTGCTGTTCTCGTATATGCAAAAGCTTTCTGTATTCTTGCTGCTATATCAACAATAACTTCATGTTCCAGATACTGGAATAATGGCACAAGCGCATTGCTTATATATTCAAGCTGTTCCTCTGTAAGCATTCATTAATCCTCCGGTTCTTCCTGCTGCCGCTGTTCTTCCTCCTGCTCCTGTTTTTCCTCTACAAGCCGTGCAGCTTCCTCCTCTGTCAGATTGTACGCATCCATGAGATACCATATTGTCAGTTGCGGTATATCAAAGCTCAGCGCATCATTTCGCTTTCTTTCCAGCTCACTTTCCTTGTCCTGGATATAACTATCATCAAATTCTACCGTTATTTCATCATCAATATTGTAGGCAGTTCCCATATAAGTATTGGAATACCACATAATGGCTCTGCAGATATCCTGAATATAGAATATAGCCTGTTTGCGCTGTCTGTTCAATTCCTGCAGCTGGTCCTGTCTCTCTCCTGCATATTCTGTCGCTGTTTTAATTTGTCCATTCTCAAAACTGTATTTCTTAGTCCCGTATCCAAAAGACATAGATAACAGCGATAATACCAGCTCAAACGCTTTTGTAATCTCATCAACCCTTATGATTGGATTATATTCCTGAATCAGGTCCTTCTGATCTGGCAGTTTCTCGCCCAACAATACAAATAATTTTCTTGCCTGTTCTGATGGTGTTATTGGATTTCCATTCTCATCATATTTCACAATAAGATCATTAATCAGAAGCAGCTTATCCGCTTTATCCAGATCACCATACAGAACATTGAACAGAATATCCAGAGCTTTGAAGTATGGTATGTTATCCCAGATCTTAGGCTTACCATATCCAAGCATGTTATCAATGTTGTTCACCTCTGCATTCCTCATCACAGCAAATGGCTTCACTTCTCCCATCTGTGCAGTAATTGCCAGTTCTTTCAGTTCCGCACCATTTTCATCAAATACGTGCGTTTCTGAAGTGTATTCTCCATTTTCCATAAGGAACATGACCAGCGTTGTCTGCTTCCTGCCCTTTACGAGGTCTTCACCTGCAAATGCCGCTTCCGTCACAATCTTATTGTTTACAGTCAACGGATAGAAGCACTCCGCATCTACATAATTCAATTTAATGGTTCCTCCCTTAACCGAACCATCCTCATACAGATCTGCTTTTTCTATCCGAACATAGCACGCTACTGTCCCTGCTGCCGAGGTCTTTTCCAGTTGTTCCCGATATAATGTTTCAAATTCATTCTTATCAAGTACGGACTTAACAAATTCCTGTTGCTCCTCATTAGCTCCTGCGTTAATTTCAATGACTTCGCACAGGTTCGCATCATCTGAACAGCACCGCTTTGCAAAACCAAGCCTGTTCAGCTCATATTCCTCTCCCTGCACTGTACTTCTCTTGTGAAAATCTTTGATGAACCGGTTCGCATACCAGTCATCACATGCATGAATTACGCTCAGAGCCTTATTATTGACCGTATACCCTTTTCCTGAAAGAAAGCTCTCAATAAAACCATCCATTTTGTAAAATTCCTCCCTATCTTCTTCTTTCCAAGTCTATGTATCCTACAAAATCAAGCCACGTATAACATGATGCATCCCACCAGTCATTACAGTTGCCTATATTCTTATCTTCCGGGATATCCGGATGATCTTCGTCCCATCGCAATTTGCTTATGGCCTTACGCAGTTTCACACAATTCTTATTTATCTTCAATCTTCCTGTAGTGAACAACATATCTATCGTTCTTGGACGTTCTGACACTTCATTCTTCTTGCAACCGGCTATATTGTCATAACGCAGTCCTTCCTTTCTTGCTGCGCTCCTTAAAGTATTTATCATTGTCGGACTTGCACTATCTGGAAGTACCCAGTCAACACGCCCATACTTATCAAGACATTCTCTATAAAATACAATAAATTCTTTTGCTATCCTTTCTGCATCTATCTCCTGTGTTACAGGAAGTCCGTCCTCTTCCATGAATCTTAGCTTTTCATATCCGTTCATGTAACCGGCCAACACAAATGTTGTCATGGATCCGTTACCACCGAAGTCTATTCCCATGGTTACCTTGCTTAGATTACGAATCCTGCGATATCGCAAAACACCATTTTCATCACTGTATGGTTCTATAATCTTCTCCTGATCATCTTCCGGATCATACAGATACGGTGTGTTATCATCTGCAAAATACCGAAATATGATTCCCTCCGCCGGTGTCCTGTCTCCTTTGATATCTCTGTTATACCAGACTGTGCCTTTCTGATATGTCTTTAATACTTCTCTTATCTTCTCATCAGAGAGTGACATATTGTCAACAAGTGTAAAATGTCCGTAATTATAACCATATTCCGAATCTGCCTCCTGCTGTTCTTCATGGAACTTCAAAATATCTGTATAATACCAGTCCTCCGGGTCCTTAGGGTTCAGATCATGAAATACTTTTCTGCTTGATGATGATATTGTTCGGTCAAAAGTCTCCTTCAGAAACTTCGGATGACATTCATTTGCTTCTGTCACATACGCCATTCCATAGGTGTTACCTTTTATGAGCTTCTCATCTCCATCTTTACCGCCTCCGGATACCAGGACTATTTTTTCTCCTGTCTTGGTCTGAACATACACGCAGTCACGATCTTTATACTTTCCCTCCCTGCTGCGTCCTTCAAAGTAGTTAAGTAGTCCATAACCGTCACAATCTAATATATTCAGTTTTGCAGTTGCTACAGATACCCCAGCAACCAAGTGTATCTTATTTTCGTGTTCCTCCAACAGCATACAGAATATCAGCGTCTGAAGGACATTTTTCCCTCCACGTTTGCCACCTTCTGCCACATTGAACCAGCTTGTCAAGCAACGCTGCATATATTCATATTGCCGCATGGAAAATGGTGCAGGCTTATTCAAGATTCTTCCTCCTAACTTTCCAAATCGTTGATATCCCTATTCTTTACAGGATTCTGTAGAAGTTCCTCGATAGATTTCATATTTTGCAGTACCTGTTCCGTTGTATTGTCTTTAACGGCTGCTTTCTGCTTCGCAAATTCCAATCTGTATTTATCCTGCGGATGTATCGTAAAGTACTTAGTGAGCCAATCCATAGCCTTCTGGCTGTCCTTTAGCTCCAATTCCAGCCCAAACTTTCCCTGACATACTTTCTTTACAAGTTGTGTGTCAACCTGATCTGACGGTTTTGCTTCAACAAAAACACCTTCCCACTTCTGATAATCTCCCACATCTGCAAAAGCAATCCTCATCTGCAATTCGACAATATCCTCTTCTGTCATCGCAATCATTTTCCGCTTGATTTCTTTTAATCTCGCAAGTTCTTTTTGTATACAAGGTCTTACAAGGAGCTTGTAGCCTTCTGCATTGGCAGTAGCATATCCTGTCTGATATGCTTTCAGATAGCTTTGTGTTGCATTGTATGTACGGTTATAATACACACAAAAAAGCTGCTCTTCTGTGGATAATTCGTCATTTTGCATAGTCTCTTTTGTACCATCATCTGCTGCCACATTGAACTGTTCTTTTTTCTTATGCGAACGTTCGCTTTTTTTACCCGAACGTTCGCTTGCAGAATCTTGACCTTTTTTATTCCAATTCTGTGTACTTTTCCATCTTCTAATAGTTCCCTGTGGCACACCAAGCTCGGCAGCAATATCAACCAATTTCATGCCATGATCATACATCTCATGTGCCTTATCGCTTAGTGGATTCTTCTTGGTCATACTACTGCT